ACTTATCATGACAAGCAAGGTGCAAAGGTAGGAACTAAAACTAGGTTTACTAAATTAAAAGAGTTTAGTATTCAAGGTAATACAAAACATTCTGGTTTATTTGGTGAACATTTATTTAATAAAAATAAATATATAATTATAACTGAAGGAGAATTAGATTGTCTATCAGCTTATCAAATGTTTAAGACAGATAAGTATGAGACACCAGTTGTTAGTATTAAGAATGGAATTACTTCTGCAGTTAAAGATATAAAGAATAGTTTAGATTGGTTAGAAAATAATTTTGATAATGTTGTAATTAATTTTGATAATGATGAACAAGGAATTGATGGAGCATTAAAGGTAGCTGAACTCTTTAGCCCAGGGAAATGTAAGATTATGCATTTACCAAAAGAATTTAAAGATGCTTCAGATTGTTTAACTAAAAATAAAATACAATCATATGTAAAATCTTTTTGGGATGCAAAAGTATTTGCACCAGATGGAATTATAAATGCTAATATTTTATTTGATGAGATTGCTAAACCAACAATACAATCTTTTGTTCAATATCCTTTTGAAGGAATTAATAAAATAACATATGGTATAAGACCATCCGAGTTAGTTACATTTACTGCTGGTAGTGGGTTAGGTAAAACACAAGTCATGAGAGAGATAGTACATCACATGATTAAATCTACTAAAGATAATATTGGTTTGTTAATGTTAGAAGAAACACCAGTAATAACTTCAAAAGGTTTAATGAGTATTGAAGCAAATCAAAGATTACATTTACCTGATGTTCATGTAGCTAAAGAAGAATTAAAAACTTATTTTGATAAGACAGTTGGTACTGGTAGAGTATTTATGTTTGACCATTTTGGTTCTAACTCAATTGATAATATAGTTTCAAGAGTTAGATTCTTAGCTAAAGGTTTAGATTGTAAGTATATTGTTATAGACCATGTTAGTATTATTGTATCAGACCAAAGTCATGGTGATGAGAGAAGAGCATTAGATGAAATCATGACTAGACTTAGAACTCTTGTTCAAGAGACTGGTGTTGCTATGATGGTTGTGTCTCACTTGAGAAGACCAGATGGTAAAGGACATGAAGAGGGAGCAGCAACATCACTATCACAATTAAGAGGGTCAGCTAGTATAGGACAACTTAGTGATATGGTAATTGGATTAGAGAGAGATGCACAAAATGATAACCCAGATATTAGAAACACAACGAGGGTTAGGGTATTAAAGAATAGATTTTCAGGAATGACTGGACCTTGTTGTAATCTTCAGTATAATGTTGATACTGGTAGATTAGTTGAGGTACAATCAGATGACTTTTAATAAAGTAGTATTTGATATTGAAACAACTTTAACTGCAGATAAAATCTGGTGTATAGTTTGTAAAGATGGAGATACCTTTTATCAATTCAAAGAAAATAATTTACATAGGTTTGAAGAGTTTATAAAACAAACTAAAGAAGTTATAGGTCATAACATAATTGGATTTGATATACCAGTACTGAATAGATTTTTTGGTTATGACTTATTTAAAAATTGTAAGATAACAGACACACTTGTTCTATCTAGATTATTAAATCCTATGATAGATGGTGGACATTCATTAAAGAATTGGGGAATTAAACTTGGACATAGTAAGATTGAGTTTGAACAATTTGATTTCTTTAGTGAAGATATGTTAAAGTATTGTAGAAATGATGTAGACTTAACACAAAGACTATATAATTTTTTAATTAAAAGAATAAAAGATTTTGGTTATTCAGTTGAGTTGGAACATGAAGTTGCTAAGATAATTCAAAGACAACATGAAAGAGGATTTAAGATTGATGTTGTTAATGCTTATGGATTACAAGCTAAGTTTCAAGAAGACATGAATGAATTACAAAATAAAGTTAGGGCAACATTTCCTCCATTAAAAATTGAAGAAGTGTTTGTACCTAAATCAAATAACAAAGCAAGAGGATATGTAAAGGGAGTTCCTTTTACTAAAGTTAAGTATAAAGAATTTAACTTAGGTTCAAGGCAACAGATAGGTGAACGACTAATGAAGCTTGGTTGGAAACCTAAAAAGAAAACTGATAAGGGTCATGTAATTGTAGATGAAAAAGTTTTATCAGAGATAACAGATATACCTGAAGCTAAGTTAATAAACGAATACCTTATGCTTCAAAAAAGAATTGCCCAAGTCTCCTCATGGGTAGAAGCAATTAAGGAAGATGGTAGAGTACATGGCAAAGTAATTACCAATGGTACAATTACAGGGAGGATGAGTCATCAAGCACCCAACATGGCACAAGTTCCTGCTGTGTACTCACCATATGGAAAAGAATGTAGAGGATTATGGGTAGTTGATAAAGGAAATAAATTAGTAGGTGTGGATGCATCTGGACTTGAGTTAAGAATGTTAGCACACTACATGAACGATAAGGAATACACAAATGAAATCACTAATGGAGATATACACACAGCAAATCAAGTGGCTGCTGGTCTTCGGTCAAGGGATGAAAGCAAAACTTTTATCTATGCCCTCATCTATGGAGCAGGGTCAAAAAAAATTGGAAGCATCATTGGAGGTTCGGAAGCAGATGGCAACCGAGTTAAAGAAAAGTTTCTTAGAGCAACACCAAGTCTTAGAAGCTTACGAGAAAAGGTGGATGCAGTTGCTAAGTCTAACAGAAGATGGCTTAAAGGACTTGATGGAAGAAGAATCATCATCAGACACCCACACGCAGCCCTAAATAGTTTATTACAAGGTGCTGGTGCGTGTGTTATGAAAGTTGCATTGATATTATTAAATCAATATGTTAAGAATAAACGAATCAAAGCTTATCCTGTAGTAAATGTACATGATGAATTTCAATATGAAGTTGAAGAAGGAAGAGCAGAAGAGTTTGGTAGACTAGCAGTTCAAGCTATAAAGGATGCTGGTACAAAATTAAAATTAAGATGTGAATTAAATGGAGAATATAAAATTGGAAACAACTGGGCAGAAACGCATTGATACAGTAGCAACTGATATTAAAAAATTAATTGCTGATATAGCTAATGGAAATCCTGCACCTATAACAGAAGAGAACATGAATAGTTTTCTTAATAATATTAAGGAAGCTATGATTGCATGGAACACTCCACCTAAAAAAGAAAAGTATGATGGTGTATTAAGAATGAGTATCTTAGGTAAACCAGCTAGACAATTATGGTATGATAAGTATTCACCTAAAGAAACAAAAGAATATGATGCAAGTAATAATTTAAAATTTTTATATGGACATATTATAGAACACTTACTATTATACTTAACAGAATTATCTGGACATAAAGTAGAAGATAGACAAATGAAAGTTAAAGTAGATGATGTTAAAGGACATATAGATGCTAAAGTAGATGGAGAAATATGTGATGTTAAGTCTGCTTCACCTTTTAGTTTTAAAAAATTTAAGAATGGTGAGTTAATAAATGATGACCCTTTTGGGTATCATGCCCAGCTATCAGGATATGAAACAGCTAATGGAACTAACAAGGGAGGTTTTCTTGTTGCTGATAAATCAAGTGGTGATATATGTTTTTACAAACCAGAAGACTTAGCTAAACCTGATACAAGAAGTTTAATAAAAGATTTAAATACTAAACTTGCTAGTGATACACCTCCTGAAAGATGTTATGAATTAAAGACAGAGAAGAATGGAAACAAAGCTATACCAGTTGGTTGTCAATTTTGTATACATAAGTTTGAATGTTATGCAGATGCAAACAAAGGTAAAGGTTTAAGAGTATTTAAATATTCAAATAAGAATGTGTTCTTAGCTGATGTAATTAAAGAACCTATGGTAGAAGATATAACAAAAGAATTTACAGATGGAATTAAAACACAAACACCTTCTAGTTAGAGCAGAAGTATTAGAACCACCTAAAGATTTAAAGGTCATGAAGAAGTGGACTAAGAGTTTAATAAAAGATATTGATATGAAAATATTAGCTGGTCCATATGCAAAGTATTGTGAAGTTAAAGGTAATAGAGGTTTAACTTGCGTCACTATAATAGAAACATCCCATATAACTTTACACTCATGGGATGAAATGAGTCCTGCGTTAGTACAGCTTGATGTTTATAGTTGTAAACAATTAGATGAGAAAATTGTTTTTGATTATGTATATAAGTTTCAACCAGTAAGAATGTCTTATAGATATTTTGATAGAGAAAAGAATTTTAAATTATTAAAGTTAGATAAGGATGAGTAATATGAATAATGATTATCAAACATTATTAGAAATGTGGAGAGATGAAAAAAATAAAAGACAAGCAATAGAAAATGAATTGTCTATTATGAAAGACAAACTTTTAACTAAAGACAAAGAATGTGAAACTTTAAATAAAGTAATAAGTAATATACGAAATGAACAGTAAACAAATGAAACCTATTAGAAGAAAAGCTAGACATATATTAGTAGCTTGGTTACAATCTTTGTTATCAAAAGAAGAAGCTAGTAAAATTAATTATAAAAATGTATTTAGTTTTATTCCTAATCAAACTCATTACTATCAAGGTGATACATTAAGACTACAACCTTGGTCGTACAAATGGATAGTTAAAAAATTAAAACGCAATCCAGAGTTGACAATAGATGATTTAAATGCTATGTTACAACCAACCGAACAACAATTAAGAAGACAACAAATGCAAGAACTAGGACCACTATAATGACACATAAAGATATGTTTAAAGGAACTACCTATGATTCATTAGGTAAGCAGGTAGATGGAAATCATTATTCAAAGATGAAGATTCAACCTGCAGAATTTATAAATGAAAATGGTTTGTTGTTTGCAGAAGGTAATGCTATTAAATATATCTGTAGACATAAAGCAAAAGGCAAACAAAAAGATATTGAAAAAGCTATTCACTATCTTGAAATGATACTTGAAAGGGATTACTCATGAGTTTATCAGAAGCACAAATAAGACAATTAGAAAAAAGGGCAAGAGGTTTTCGCAGACTTATTGCTGCATTAAATGATTTAAATATGTATGGTATACATGAACAAATAGATAAGATGTTATTTGTTAAGATAGAAGATTTAAAAGAACATTTAAAAAAGAAAATAAAAAGAAACAATGAAAAGCTAAATGAAATCTATACTGAAACTGTAGATGCTTTAGTTGATGATGATTATCAAAGTGGAGAGATAGGTTATAAACCTACTGAAGTACATAAAGAAGAACCAGTTGGTGAATCTTTTACTAGCAAAGATTATAGTAAGAGAACATATAAATCTATTAAGGAACATGGTACTGATATTAGTTTTGAAAATGAAACTAAAGAACCTAAGAATAGATTAGAACAAATGGCTTCATTAACACACGACCCAATAACAGATTAAGTATGAATAATGTATTAGGGTTAGATGGTAAACCTAAAAAACCTACACCAGATAAATGTCATATGCGTTTATGTTTAGTTGGTACAGATGATATTGATATAAAAAATGTACAAACATTTGGTATAGCTGATGATGGTTTCTTTATGGTAAAGTCTTTTGATAATGAAAGACTACCAGTATTCATGACTAATCCTGCACGAGTACAAAGTGTTGAGATATATAAAGAAGGTCAGAAACCTTTAACTAAATTAAGGGAAGGAAAATCTGATGATGATTTTCTTTTAGACCTACTAAAGAAAAAGCATGAAACAGAATCGAAAACTTAAATCTAAACCTAGAGTTAAAAGAAAAGAAGCTGAATTGATGGGCTTCAAATTGATTATAAATAATCAAGGACAATTTATTACAGAAATAAAATCTTACCCAATAGATAAGATACCATTACATTTTAAAAAAGAAAATGCTGGTGTTATTAATGCGTTGTTAAGGGAATGTAAAAGTAATTTTACTATACTAACTGAAGAGTTAGAAAAAATTGCAAGGGATGTCTTTCACAGTTAAACTTCTAATTTAGTTTCTTGTTTTTCTACTTCTTCATCTGACTCAGGAGTACAAAAAAATTTAATAAATATTTTATATTCATTAACTTCATCTGGTCCAATAGCTTCTGTTTTTTCAAAAGACTCTTTATAACCAGCAGTCATACACTCATAAAATGTATCATAAGTATTTAACTTATGAGGTTCAAGACAGGAGTTTGCTAATCCTGAACACATAATCATAAACAAAGCTATCTTCATCAGTCTAATATTAAAGAAGTAATCTTCTTTTCCCCCATGTATATCTCTATGTTTGCTTTAGATTTAATGCATTTGTAAACTACTCTATCTGCAGTACCTTTATCCTTCATAGCATATCTTTTTGCTTTCAAACATTTTGATAACGAGTCTTGAATTCTGTGTTCTTTAATTTCATGGTCCATTATAAGAAGCAGGGCAAATACAGTCTCTATCATTTTTTCTCCTTTTTGTTTTTACATTTACATCTTGGTGCAAATAGTTTATCCATCTGTTCTGATATCCAATCTAATCCTCCAAAGCATTTTAAAAAAAATCTATCTATAAAATTATTCATGTCCATTACCATTTCTAATTAATTTTTCTACATCTGCTTGTAGTTTTGAAACTTGTTCTTTTAAAAAATCTATATTAATTTTATTGTTTCTCATATTCTTTAATTCTTCATCCATAGACTCAATTAAACCTGCCATATGTTCCACAAGCATGAAAAGTTCTGCTTCCCCACTTGACTGACCTAATTCTCCACGAGGGTATTTGATTCTAAACTCTGTATTTTGACTTAAATCTTTTTCAAATAATTCTAGTTTAGTACTATGCTTATTAAGAGTTTCAACTACACCAAAGTATGCCCATACACCTACAGCAACAGCACCAATGATGCTGATTAAATTTTTCATTGGCATACTTACTGAAGTCTTATCTGATATTTTCATTTAATTTGGACCTCCAAATAATGCCAACAATACCATTAATATAATTAATGTTCCTGTAAAATAATAATTCATTTTATTATCTTTCGGTTGTAAGTTTCTTATTAATACTTCTGCAACAAGATGCATACTTATAATAATACTCCTAATAGTAATCCTACTATTGCTAATGTTATCATATTATTTCTTTACTAATGAACCACCAAAGTATAAACCTATAATGGCTGATACTAAGTTAGTGTCTAATGGTGTTATTACTAAACTGTTAGATGATAATGTTATCCATTTCATTACTTCTTTTTCAGGTAAGAAAAAGAAAGCAGGTTTAA